GTGGTACTCAATGATGACCTTGTCGGCTTCATGTTCTGCTTGCGCGGCCTCACGCTCATCAGCACGGACAAGGGCTACCAGTTTTTCAATTGCTTCGTCAAAACATTCCCACCAATCGCTTTGTCCTTTTACAGACTCGGCTCTCAGCATGAAGCCAGCCTCACGGGCCATGTCTATCGTGTCTCTCATGTGCGCTCCTTCTTCACCCATGTGCAACCAAGGCACACCTTCATCATCCAGCGCACAAACCAGTTTGGCACTTGGCCCTCTGCCGGGATGTAGACCATGCCGTATCCGTTAGATGTGTTGCCAAACAAGTAGCACTTCCAGTCGGGGTCTTGTGCTGGCGTGATTCGGAATTTGTATTCACTCATGTGTTCTTCTCCTTGAGTTTGGCTTCAAACAAACGCAACACCATCTCGCGGAACAGCAGGCGGTCTTGGCCCTGTTTGTAAGCGTTATACAGGTGACTGTCTTCCATGTCCTTGATAGCAATCTCTCGCCCGTCCTTTGTTGTCCACACCTCGGTGCGGAAGTTGCGCCGTGCTTCTCGCTCTTCCCACGCTTGTTCTGCAAGGGCAAAGTCGCCAGCCATATCGTCGTAGTAATCGCTCATGTGTTCTTCTCCTTGAGTTTGGCTTCGATGGCTCTGGCAAAGTAAAACTGGCTTGTCCAATCGCCACTCATCGTCTGCATTACTTCATCATCCGGCAGCCCAACCCATTGCCGCTGTGCTGCGGGTGGGGTGGTGTAGAGGGCAACACCAACAGGCAAAATCGCTGCCGGGTTAATTGTCTTAATGACGCAGCGACCAGCATAAAAACCAGTTACCCACGCCACAGGCTCCTGCACAGGTGCTGGCAGCATCAACTTCATGCTGCGAATCCACTCCTGAACAGGGCGGTCCTCATTGCACTGGCTCTTGTGTTGCTCGGCCAGCCAGTCGAGTGTTTGTTCTGGTGTCATAACCTTCTCCTTGCTTTGCATTTGTCTTGCTCTGGTTGTGCCAGCTCTTGGCAGTCTGTTGGGTTGTTCGTCCTCGGTGCGTACAGCAGCACCAGCACAGCAGCCACAGCCCAGATGACGATGGCGATGTAGGTGTAGATGTGGGTCTTCATGGCATCTCCGCATCCAAAAATTCTTGTTGCCTTTTATCGTCCATCTCAGCAAATGTTTCAAAGTGGTTTTCACCACAGCAACCGAAACTGGTTTGAGCATTGCCGCAGTAGCAGCAGTAGGCTTGAGAGTCTTGCATGAACTCTTCGCGCAATTGTTCTCTTGTCATACGTTCCTCTGCTCAAAGCTGTAGTCAGACATGGCGGCTTCCGCTTCCATCTCCAAAGCTGTCAGTTGTTCTTTGGATAAGATGCCTGTTACATCAGTGCAGTCGTAATAAACAGCGTCAAGACTGGTGTGGATGCTTTCACCGTCTTCGTCAAAATCATGCTCAATCTTCATGACAACAGTGATGATGCCGCCGTTCAAAGTTGTGTTGTACTCAAATTCAGTCATATTGATTCCTTGGTTAATGAGCCTTTATTTTGCTCTTGTAGATTAGCCTTGTGTATTAGGAGAAACCCTCATAAGCGTCCAATCAAGCAATTCTTTTTGCGTGATGCCGTAGTGCTTGACAAACCCTTTGCTTCCAAGACCGTGAAATCCAGTGTTGCCACGGTGGTGTTCAGCGCACAGCGGTATCAAGGTCATGTAGCCGCCTTTGCCCCAACCGCCTTCTCTCAAATGGTGAAGTTCTACAGGGGCAGGATCATGGTCGCCATGCAAGTGATGACACAAAGCGCAACCAAGTTCGGCCACGGCTTGCTTGTGGGCTTTTTCATCCTTCGTCATGGAACTCGCCAATGCTTGTGGGCGACCACTCAACATCACGCATATCACCAAAGGCGTGTGCAAGCGTTATCAGCTCTGCCATCTCTGCCTTGGTCATCTTGCTGGTTGAAGTTCCAAGAACAACAAAGCCACCGTCCATGCCGGGTATTGCCCGTTGCTTTTTCAGGCCAGCAGTCAGCAAATCTTTGTATTCTTCTTTGGTCAGCTTCTCGCCATGCCACAGCACTTGCTTTGACAGATCGGTCAGCACAGACCAAAGCAGGGCGTTTTGTTCGGTGCTTCGCTTTTGCTCTTCGATTGTCAGAACCAGCTTGTTACCAGCCAACAAGAAAGGCTTGGCTTTTTGCCAAACGTCTTTCAGGACAGTGTGCGCCTGTTGCGCGTTGTAGAGCGTGACTTTCATTCCAATTCCTCCCTCACACAAACATGGACGCTGGCAATCGTGTCGTACCGCTTTGTCACATGAAGGCTGACAACCTGAACGTCATCCTTGTAGACAATCCCGTTCATTGCATCAAGATACGCTTTTGCCACGTTATCAAGATCAGGCTTCTTTGGACGCTCCAAACGGTTTAAACAGGCTTCCTTGCGCTTTTTTGAGTAACTGGCGGGGATTGCATGGTTGATGTAGATATAGACCGCTACAGGTGTTTCTAGCGGTGTTGCTGGCCCCATCGCTATCATTGCCTTGTCTGCAATCATTCCTTCGTAGTCAGAAGTCTTTTTTGGTGTGTAGGTGCGACCAGTCTTTGTAAACCTTGGGCGTTGTTTGCCAACAGGGTCGCCCTCCACGCTAAATATCAATTGAAATGTCATTCCAGTTCACCACTTTGCAACTTGACCATATACTCACGAATCCTCACAACAGCGCCCGTTCCGTAGGTTTTTTCAATCCATTCCATGCGAACAGGCGTTAACACCCTTTGGCCTGTTGATTCGTAAGTCCTGAACAAGACTCGCGCTTCACCAAGCTCAATCATGTATCTGTCACCCTCATTGGATATGGTTTTCCTGCTGTAAGCCATTCGTGATTACCCTAATACCCACAACTTATCTTGTTTTTTGATTGCGTTGATTTGCGCCAGATAAGCCAGCGTGAAGTGGACTTGCTTTTCTTTCCAGCCAGTAATCTCAACAATCTCACGGCGAGTCAACCCGCCATGCTCAAGAAGTTGCTTCAGTGCGTATGTGCGGGTCATTGGATAGTCATCCATTTTGTTGATGGCTTGCCACGACCACCGCTGTAAATTTTATCTTTTGGATGTGGACAGTCATCAGGAACATAAACAGCGCAAAAGATTTTCTGGTACTGACCACGCTGTCCCATGCTCCACCTGTCAACAAATACATCAGGCATACCCTTGATGGCTTTGCTTACATTTGCAACATGAACGCCCAATGTGTCAGAGATTTCTTGTCTTGTCAGACCATAAGCGTTTTTCAAGAGCAATTCACGGATTGCTTGTTGGCGAGTCGGCTTCATTTCTTTACCCTAGCAATCAGTTCAGCAATACGTTTTTTGTTCGCAGCCATTTGTTCCGCTGTGAATTTGTTTTCCAACATAGGCACAGCAGGTTCTGGTGCTTTTCGACACATTGCACGAAACTCAAGCACTGTTGGCGGCTTACCGCTGTCAGGCATATTTTTCAAAGCGTAAGAAATTGAATCTGGATGATCCTTAAATCCAGCTAACTCATGCGCCCAATCAGCCTTTACATCATCAATGTTTAAGCCTTCCCAACGGCCAATGAAATCGCGGCCATAAATCATGGTCAACTTTGTAAAGATTCGTTCCACCCAAGGCATTGGCAAGCTCATTTGTTCACCTCAATTACTTTTGTGGTTTGTATATCAATCGTGCGGAAAAAGTCAGAAGCATCTTGATACGTTTCTGGAGCCTGTTTTGCAATAGAAGGAACTGCCTCTTGCATCTTCAATCGCATTGATCGCTGGTAAACAGTCTCTGTCTGCTGTTGCTTGTCAGCTATCCACTCAGCTTTTAATCCTTGACTGCCACGGGTGCACCACTCAGCAAGAAACTTCTCTAAAGGCCAATCAAGTTTGAAAGCCTCTTTCCTTGCGCCTTCAAGAACCGTTGCAGTGACTGAAGCCTTCTTTGCTTTACGGAGTGCCAACCAGTCTTGCCAAACCTGTTCAGAAACATCAAGAGGGCAAGCAACGACAGTTGCGCTTTTCTTGTGTCTTGTGTTTTGTGTAATGTGTTCTGTGTTATGTGTAGCATTGCCTTCGGATTGCGTTGGCAATGCGTTCGCATCCTTTTGCTTGCTCCATCTAGCTTTTGCGCTTTCACTGGCTTTTTGAGATTTGTCACCAGCCTTTGCAAGTTCTTTATTTGCTCTGTGGTGAATCCACCCATCATCAGTGCGCTCAAAATACTCACGCAATACGACTGCAATGCAATCGCTATGCGAACGCATACGAATCTGTCTTGCAACCTCAGACTCATCTAAAGGAATTGGACTTTCGTGAAGATAGTACCAATCAAGCAAACGCCGATAGGTAAGGTCTTCCATTTCTGAAAGATGTTCTGTGTGACTTTTATAGTCACCAATGTTGAATTGGTAATAGTGCATTGAAGCAACTCCGCAAATCTCCCAGAAAGAAACTACGGCAGGTGGGGAGTTCACTTTTCCCGAGGCTCATGACTTCCTCGGTAGCCGGGTTTCACAATACTATATCACTTCTTTGGTGGCTTGCCAAAGTATTGTTTGGTTCCGTTGCCATTGTCTTTACGCAGCACTGTCCACATATGCTCACGCTCCAAACGGGCCAGCTTACTGTGGGGGCTGGTTGTCGGAAGGTAACGTGCTATCTCCGCTGCTGTCGCTCCCTCCTTGCGTGACAGGATCAGCTTGAGCCGAGCCATCTGGCCCACTGGTTTTTTCTGGAACATTGTTAACATTTGACTTTCCTTTAGAAAAGATGGTTTCCCATCGGGCTGAAAAATCCTCTGTGGTTACAGAGAACGGTCTTGGTGAACTTCCCTTGCTCATTTTGGTGACCTCTTGAAGTCTCGCTTCTTTGGTGTTGCGTGACCAACGTGCCAGTACCCGCAATGGGGGCACTTGTAAGCCTCCATTGGGTTATCACGGCGGCGACCAACGATGACCAGCGCCAGCTCTTTGGTTGGCAGCTTGGCTTTGCCAGCACACTGGCTGCTTGAATCTGTCTTGTATGTCATGCTCGGCTGTAGGCAATCACTTGCACTGTTGAGTTGTAGTTGTTTGGCTTGCCCTTGTTTACCGATGCCGCAAGTTCTGTCTTGTTAAACAAGCCCTTAGCCAGTGACAGATCAAAGGCATTGCCCGTTGACTTCTTTGTGCCGCAAGGCCAGAAACCTACAGAGGAAACTTGCTTTTCAGGTTCAGTTGTATATACAAACTTTTTGCCAGTCAAGACGAAAAAGTAATTGTTCTTGCGTGTCTCGCCCATGCGAACAACCTTGTCCAGCTTGATGTACCCATCAGCCAGCAATTCATCTTTGACCATTGCTGGACTCACGCTGAATCTTTCAACCATGCGGTTTGCAATGATGCGGTGATGGCTTGGGTTTATGCTCAGTTGCTCAAGATAAAACAACTTAGCGTGTAATTTGCTCAATGTAGATTCTCCTGTTAAAAATATGTTCCAGTGTGACGATCAGAAGTGCTTTGGTAGCAGCCTCCATGTCATCCGGGTTTGTGTATTGCTGAACCAGCGATGTTGCATAGTCTAGCAACGGCTCGACAGCCATACGTTCATGTTGTTCATGTGTGTTCATAGCGCAAAGATTACATCAAAAAAAAGATGTGTCTATTAGGGTTTGTCCTAATACACATGATTGTTTTTTGGGTTAACAATAGAGGCTCCACAACTTAGGAGAGTCCATGAACACACAAGCCCTCAAACAAGTACGCAGCCTGTTCTGCGTTAAAGGTGTGCCACTCAGCACACAACGACACAACTGTCGCCAGTGGATCAAGTCCATTCGTTTCCTTGGAGACAAATGGCTGCTTGCAACCAAAGTTGAGCGAGTGAAGTAATGGGGGCCATCATTATTTGGCTGACAGTTGCAGCATGGTTCACGCACATCTTCACTTGCTTTGCACAAGGCTTGTGGGGCTTTCTAATCTCTGGAGCATTGCTGTTCCCGATTGGAATTTTGCATGGTTTTTACCTGTGGTTTTTTTAAAGGAATGATATGAAAATCGAATTTACACGCGAAGAAGTTGAGCAGATTATCTTGAATTACGCCAACAAGTGCATTCTTGGTCAAGGCTTCAACAGTGTGTCTGGAAGCTCTTACCGAGACATTCCATCAAGCGTAATTGTTGAGACAAAAGAGGTGAAGCATGACGGAGAATGATCTGTACGCAATGGGCATGGAAAGCCCAACAGCTTGGGCAAAGATGGAAGAACTCTGCAAAGCGTTTAACATCCCATACCCACCACAATACACCAAGGAATCAAAATGAATGTCTATCAAAAACTCAACGCTGCTCGGGCCAAGTTCCACAGCATCGAACTCAAGAAGTCAGGCCACAACAAGTTTGCCAATTACAAATACTTTGAACTTGGCGACTTCATCATCCCAGCTTTGGAAATCTTTAAAGAGTTTGGACTGACAGGCATCATCAGCTTTGGCAAAGAAACTGCTGATCTGCGGATCATCAATACTGACAAGCCAGAGGAAGTAATCGTCATCGAATCACCCATGTCTACAGCAGCTTTAAAGGGCTGCCATGAGGTGCAAAACCTTGGAGCAGTGCAAACATACTTGCGCCGCTATTTGTGGGTTGCCGCGCTTGAAATCGTTGAGCATGACGCTCTTGATTCATCCAAGCCAGTTGAAACAAAGAAAGTAGTTATCACGCCAGCACAAGGCATTGCTGATTCTCTGCCAGCAGAGGAACTTCAGTATCTGCAAGATTTGGCACAAGAAATCATGGCCTTAGACGGAAAGCAAGGTCTTGAGAGGATGGAAGCGGAGAACCTAGAAGCCGAGCAAAAGGTGGCTTTGTGGTCAATGCTCCCAAGCAAAGTAAGAAGTGAAATCAAGAAAGCAAAGGAATAACCATGCAATACGACAATTCAAATCGCGGAGCCATCTTTAAGAATGATGACAAGCAACAAGACAATCATCCCGACTACAAAGGAAGCCTCAACGTCAATGGCGTTGACCTCTGGGTGTCAGGATGGCTTAAAACGAGCGAGAAGACGGGTAAAAAGTTTATGAGCCTGTCAGTCAAGCCAAAGGACGCAGCGCCCGTTAAAAAGGCTTCTAAGCCTTCCAGCGGGTTTGATGACTTTGACGATTCAACCCCCTTCTGATTAACGGGGGAAAGCGGATGCTGGCTTCTGGGGATTCCCGGCGGAGCGCACCAGTGCAGCGAGTACCCCAACTACAAGGAAAACCATGAGTTACGCAGATGTTGAAATGAAAATTATCCAGTGGTCTGAGGCTCGGAAGATTATTCCAAACTCAACCCCTGACACGCAGCTTCTCAAAGCTATGTCTGAACTTGGTGAGTTAGCTGATGCCACCATCAAGAAAGACAAAGCAGGAATCATTGATGGCGTTGGTGATGTGATGGTCTGTCTGGTCAATTATTGCGCCTTGCAAGACATCAACTTGGTGACCTGCATAGAGCAAGCCTATGCCGAAATCAAAGACCGTAAAGGCACTCTGATGCCCAATGGCGTTTTCGTAAAGGAGTTGTGATGCTTTGCGATGAATGCCAAACAGTAGAACACTGCACGAAGCATGGATGCATCCCGGTTGTGTATGTGTCTGCAACTGGATCAGCACTTGATAAACAAGTTTCTGGCAACCACTACAAGGACAAAGGCATCCAGCCAATTGTCTATATCCACGCAAACGATCTGGGTTTTTGTGAAGGCAACGTAGTGAAATATGTCACTAGACATAAATCAAAAAACGGGGCTGCCGACATCAAGAAAGCGATCCACTACCTAGAACTGTTGCTTGAGTTGGAATACAAAGATGAGAACACTGCCGTTTGATTACAGCAGATGTGAACCAGAGCTACCAGACTCACACTGCAAGAACTGCCGCAGATGGTTTTATCACCCTGAACAGGTGAACAATCCTTACGGTCAGTCTGTTGTCAGTGTTGAGTCAAGTAGCTCAGAGGCTTGTTGCTACACACCAATCAACCGCCTAGAACATCCAAAGCGTGCTTGATATGCTTGATACGGTCATCTAAACCAATTACGCCGCCATTGATCTTCTTGGTCATGGCGGTGTAGTCTTTTGCATCGGCCTCTTTATTCAGGCCACGCTTGTTCCAGTACCATGCCGCTGAAAGTGCCGCATACTTTGGAGCCAAGACTAAATCAGGCGAGTGAATGAAGTCCATGCCCAAGGCATCACCACAAAGGGTGTAGTTGTCCTTGCCAGTCAATTGGATAAGACCTCGGCCCTTGTACAAGCTGCCTTCACCTGTTTCTTCTGTACCGTTACCCATGCGACCACCATAAACCTTGTTGGCGATCTTGTCAGGATTGCGGTGGTAGGGTTTTGCGGCTTCCAATGTGGGGAAACGTGAAGGCCACACACGGCACAAGCCCTCGGCGCTGTAGTTCAAATTTTCTTGCAGGGTCTTGAAGTTTCCAGACTCATGGGCGCATTGACCAATGAAAGCAGCCATCCGCAAGGGGGTGTTGATCTCATAGCGTTGGCAAGCCTCGTTCAAAGGCTCCAACCAATCGTCATCAATGTGCAGCTCTTTGAGTTGTTCAGCAGTAATCACTTTGCGTCCTTGTCTTTCTTGTCAGATTTCATGTCCATAATCTTTTCCAATGTTCGCCCACCAAAGTAGAACGACATCACCAGCATTCCCCACTGTCCAAGCAACTCAACATACGACCTGTTTGTGTCGTAATCGAAAGCAGACATCATGGCAAATGTGAAATAGCCCCCAAGAATCAACAGAAGGGTCATAGGGCGAATGTTTTTGGACAGCCAAGAGTCAGATGACATATCTGCTTTTAAGCGGTCTGTGAGGTTGTTTTGCTCAGTCTCGAACAACTTGGTGTCATTAGCCATTTTGGCAAGCTCACCATCTTGAGCCATCTTTGCCAACTCCATCTGTGCTTTGGCTTTGGCTTCTGGATCAGGTACTAGCTTGTCAATCAGCTTGCCACCCACTTCAAGTAATGCGGTCAATGGAAACATCAGTTACCCATTTTGGTTAACATGGCGCTGGCAATCTCCAGCATGAATTTGATCTGCTCAAGGTTCTCAGGCTGCTGTGTCCAGCCCACGGTGATCTGTCCAACAAACCTGTGGCTGTCTGGCGGGACACTTACCC